TATATGCAATAACAAAAGGACGTAATGCTGGCGCTGCATAAATTGTTATTGACTCTGTGCGTGTTAATTCTACTATTAAATACATACTTTGTCCTTATGCTGTTCTTTGAAACATATGGGCATAATCACCAGTGTAACCACGTGCACGCCATATACCAGATAATTGTGCACCAGCATTAGGGTCTGTTGAAAGTGTATATTGTCCACCAGAAGTGCCATATAAATGAATTGCATATGCTGAATTCCTTGCTGGATATGTTCCACCTGTATTTACCAAAACAACACTACCTATTGGGTAAACTGTATAATTGACAAAATCGTCTGTATAAACAGAGGCTACTGGATTACTTGCTTTTGTTATATTTGCAAATTCTACAGTATCTGTTGTTCTTAAATTCTGGCCAATTTCGAAAGCGCCTAAACCAGTGTTAATAGTTGGACAAGCAAGTGCTCCACCAATAGTGGCAGCACCTGTAACTCCAAGTGTACCACCAATAGTGGCAGCACCTGTAACTCCAAGTGTACCACCAATATTGGCAGCACCTGTAACTCCAAGTGTACCACCAATATTGGCATTATTACTTAATGCTAATGTTTTAGCTGTAACAGCATTAAATATTGGGTCAGCCAATAAACGGGTATACGAAACTGCTAAAATATTGGCATATATTGCTTTAGCTTCATCAAATACATACAAATTACCACTGACATCATAGTAACCATTATATATTTTATTCCAGCTAACACCTGTTAAAGAACTAACATATGCAGCATTTAATTCATCACCACTAACAGTAGGTGTAAGCTTAACATAATTACTTGACGTTCCTGTTATTGCATAATCTGCATTTGCATAATAAATAACATCACCTACTTGAAATAAACTTCCTTGTGGTATATTACCACTTATTGCTTGTAATGGATTATTTATATTCTTAAAAGACTTACTAACTAATTCAGTAAGTAGTGCCCAGTCACCTGCAACAGGATTTGGAACAGTTGGAAAATCTACTCTTGCAATAGCCATTATTTACTCTCCGTGAATGCTGTAGTTATATTATAGAAACCATTACTATTTGATCTATTCTCAATAATATTTTGCGAAAAGAAACCATACCATGGTGGTTCAATCTCATTACTTATATCAGGATATTGGTCAAGCCAAAAAGACTTTCCCTTTAACACATTCTTGTATGCAGCAATAAACAATGCTCTTTGAGTCGCTGTTAATTTTGCTAATACTAATTCAAATGAGCGTAATATTGTACCAGAAAACTGTGCCGTTTGTCCACCTGTTGATTGTTCAAAATTACTGGTATCTAAATATTCAACCTCATAACCAGCAACAACATTATATACCTCATAGTATTGACCCATAGATAATGAACCAAGAAAAATATTTTCTGCACCTACTAAGTCTATAATACAAGATGCAACATTACTTACTGCTGCATTTAAATAAACACAGTCATCTTGATTTATATTGTTTAATATTTCAGTATGTAATAGTGTTGATAATGAATCATAAAGTCTAATAGTAATACTTGAAATATTATGATAGCCTATAAAAAAGCTATCAACAATAATTGATGTATTCCAAGATGCTGTTATAGTTGTAGAAGTAGCTGATGCTTGTGCTATTGTTTCTTTAAACAAAGCATATATATTTTCTACTGGATACGCAATTGTTGGATTTGTCATTACTAATGAGTCAGCATAAGCTAATTCATTGCGTGTTTGTATTCTCATAAGTTAACAACCACCTTACCATTATTATAGTACTTTGCAGAGTTCTTTGCCATTTGTTCACCATCAACAATTAAGTATGAATGCACAACAATTGATTGTCCTTTACCTGTTAACTGTTCAGCAATATTTTGCTGTTGTGCTTTATTCATTATCAATTCACCTGCATCGCCATAGAAAAGATTCTGGTCACCTTTAGTACTTGACCCAGGAATTATTCCACCATCTTTAAAAGCAGGCGCACTAGGCTTTGCAGCTATAGCACTACCGATTGCCGCGGCTCCTGCTATACTTGTTGTTGCTATTACAAAAGGATTTAATGTTGAAATAGCTTTTGCAAGTGCAACTGCTACGTTTGCTGTAGCTGATAATACAGCTAATTGCCAAGTTTGAAGTGCAGCTTTATATTCAAGGTCAGCAATCTTTCTTGCTTTTTCATCTTCTAATCTTAATTGCTCTTTGTCATAATCTTCTTGTGCTTGTAAACGTTCTGCGTCATACTTTTCTTTAATGTCTAATCTATCAATTTCTTTTTGCAATTCTGCAGCTGTAACTGTATCACCTGCTATAATTGCTTCTGCAATTTCACGTTCTAAGCGTTCACGTTCTGTTTCTTCAAGTAAACCTTTAGCTGCTAATTCTGCTTGTTCTCTTGCATCTATATCTTCAAATAATTTTACTAAATCATCTTCACGTAACTTTTGAAGTGCATCATAATAGCGTTCTTCATCAGCAATCATTCGGTCTATTGTAGCTGAATGAAAGTCATCTATTGCACTCAATAAGTCCATTGCAACATTAACACCAGTTTCTAGCTTGCTAAAAAACTCTGCTAGTTTCTCTGCTTTTGCAACATCTTTTAAACCTTTAATGTAAGCATCGAAGTAATCATTTATAGCATCCTCTGCTGCTTTATTACCTTTAACTGCAGCAAGAGCTTTATCTCTCTCACTCTCTGCTACTTTTATTGCCGTTGCATTTAGCAGTTCAAGCTTTTCAGTATATTCACGAACAGCTTCTCGACCTTTGAACCATGCTTGCTCTGCTTCTAAAAATTCATCTTCAAATATTTTTGTACTATCTATAGCTTCTTCAAGACCTTGTAAGTACTTTCCGAATTCTTCTAAGAATGCTGTTATACCAGAACCTTTAAGCGTAAAACCAGCATCAAATAAATCGTTCAATGCTTTCTGTGTTGCAGATGCACGTTCTGCTGCTGCATCATATTCAATTAAGTTTCTTGCTGCAGCTAATTCTTTTTCTGAAATTACAGCTAGTGTAGCTCGCAATTCATTTTGTATTTTAAGGCGCTTAGCATAATCACTATTTTTATTTATGACATTACCATACTCTGCTTGTAGCTCTTTGTATAAGTTTATTATTGACTGTACACCATCACTTTCTGCAGTTAAACCTGATTCAACAAGAGCTTTAATTGCACTTGTATATACATCACTTAAGTCTGCATTTCTGTCATATTCATCACCAAGCAATTTAGCTAATTCTACTGAACGACTAAATGCTGTTTTTAATATACTTGCTTGCTCATCAACTGCTCTTTTTCTATCGTCGTCTAATTTTGCTAAAAACTCTTTTAAAAGCTTTTCTTGTTTAAGTGCATCAATATACTCTTGTTGTGCATCATAACGCTTTTTAGAAGATTCACCAGCTATTTCATCACGTGCACGCTGTTCAGCAGCAGCTAGTTTAATAGCTTCTATTTCAGCGCCATAATTAGCAGTTAAGTCAGTACTACGTTCAGCTAGTTCTATTACTTTTTCAATACTTATATCATATTCATCAGCAAGTCTATGCATTAAAGCACTTAAATCTGAAACACTGCGTCTTTGAGGTGTCCCAAAAGCACCTTGCAGTACATTTTTACCAAAATTATTTAATGTAAATGATACATCACTAAAACTACGAATCATTGTTTTAGCTTCTTCACCAGTTAACTGCATTTCATTAGTCATATCACTAAAGCTTTCTGTAGCTTTCTTAATACCAAGATTTGATAATGCTGCAGTGCCTGCAACTAATAAACCTATTGCGGTAGTTACTCCAGCAATACCAGCTATAAGTGGACCTAAACCTGGTAAAAAGGTTAAGCCTAATATACCAGCTGTTTTAGTTAATGCAAAGCCTAAAGCTGTAGATGCAACAGCAATACCTGCTACACCAGAAACTATAGCAAGTAATTTTGGTGGCATATCATTTATAGCTAATAGAAAGCTTGTTGCAATATCTGTTGCTGTTCTTAAAGCAGGTGATAATTCTTTACCAAGTGTTATTTTTAATGCTTCATTTGCATTTTTAAACTTATCGAATGAACCTTGAAGTGTGTCCATCTGAATAGCCATTGCTTCAAATGCTTGATTAGTGCCAGTTACTGATGCTTCCATTTCCCTAATCGCATCGCCGCCAGCAGCTAATAATGATGCCATTTGTGCACCAGATATTTTACCGAATATTGCTGCAACATTAGTTGCATCGACGTAACTAGCATTAAGTACATCGACAATATCTGCCATACTATTTACAGTTGGATTGACATCATCGAATGAAATACCAAGCTTAGCTAAACGTCTATTTACAATACTTGTTGAATCTGCTAAGTCAACAAATACACGCCTTAATGCTCTACCAGCTTTTTCACCGCTAAAACCTTTATTGAAAAGAACTTGTAATGTACCTGTCGTTTCCTCTACTGTTCTACCAAGACCAGCAGCTATTGGACCTACATATTCAAAGGCATTTGTTAATTTATCTAATGTTGCTAACGAACCTGTTATTGCAGAAGTAAAAACGTTAGCAATATTTGTGGCTTGACTAGTTTCTAAACCAAATTGTCTAATAACAACAGCAATAGTTTCTGAAGTTTTTGCAAGGTCCGAGCCAGTAGCTATTGCAAGAGCATTTACACCATCTAATGCAGCAATAGCTTCTGCAGCAGTAAAACCAGCAGATGCTAAATAGTAAAGTGCATTAGCAGCTTCAGATGCAGTAGAGCGTGTTGTAGCACCAATTCTACGTGCTGCTTCTTCTAATTTAAGAAAATCTTCTTCAGTGGCCCTTGCTACTGACTGTGTATTGGCAAGAGATTGCTCAAAATTAGCAAATACTTTTATTGTATCCTTAAAAGATGCAATAACGGCTTTAGCTGCTTTATAAGATATAAGTGCAATAGCAGCAAATGCAGTAGTATATGCTGCTTGCGTTTTTTTAGCTGCATCACCAGACTGTCTTTCAACATGTGAAGCAAATGCACTCAACTGTGCCTGAGCTGTCTTAATCTGCGTATTTAATGCATCTAATACTAATTCTAAGCGAGCTTCTATCTTGCCAGTTTTATTAGCCATTTAGCTTTTTACCACCTCTTATCCAACGCATGCCAGAATTTTCTTTTTCCATGCCTTGCATCTTTCGATAATCTGCAACATAATTTAATGCTGCAACATCAATATCAATTCTTTGCTTCTCTGTAAATGCACCTTCAAGATAATCACTTGGTCTTTTATTATATTTTTCGCCAAGAAAACCAGCACGTAAAAGCATATCATGTGTAAGCTTATCAATATCGCTTTTATCTCGCTGCATAATATACTCTACAACAAATGTCATAAAATCTTCTGGTAATAAAAAACTAAGCATTATTTCAAGTCTATCTGCTTGTTCAATATATTGCTGTCGTTTATCACCATCATCTAATTCGTCTATTAACTTACGTATTTCTGCTAATTCACTCTGGCGTTGACTAACAAAATCTTTACCAAGTAATTCATCATGAAACTCTTTAAACGTAGGTCGTACTAAACAAAGACGAAGAATATTTTCATGTATATTCTTTATCTTTAGCATTGCTTCTATATCAGGTACTTTTGATATAGGCTTTTCAGCATTTGGATTCTCTGTATAAACAGTAGTAAAATCACCACAAGACTGCAATGCTACTGAGCTAAGCATAACTATAGTTACAGGTATTGGTACACCATTCCATGGTGCTATCAATACTTTTTCTGTACCAGGACCAATAATCTTTAAAACTTCTTCTGTAGTGTGTGTTTGTTCCATTTTAATTAAGAGTGAGAGCCGAAGCCCTCACTCATTACTCCTTAACCGAATGTTATGCCAAGACTGGCAAATTCAGAAAGACTTAAAAAGTCTTCAGTATAACCAGGATACTTCACACCAGCAAGTGTATATTCGCGAGTACGAATATTAAACTGATATGTAGCCCATGCTTTAACATCGCTGCTTAAGTCTCCTTCAAGGCCGTTACAGTTATTAAAGTTAATTCGCTTGTAACCAACCATATTACTTCTAAGGTTTGAACCTTTTCCGTATTTGGCTTCATAAGCTTCACCAGCAAAACCTGGTAGATAAGTCTGACTCGTTGTAGGCGGACTATATCTATTCGATACACCAGTAACAGTTTGGTCGTTTGAGCCTCCCTGAATAAGCTGTTTAAGCTCCCAGAGTTCATCAGCCAATGCCAAAGAAGGATTAAGACCTTTAAGTAAAGCTGAAGCAACCATTGATAATGTACTACCATCACCAACTTCAACTTCAATTTCTTCAAAGTCTTTAATTTCTTTCGGCAAACCAAGTGCACCAGCATTGTTGAAACAATCAACAAAGTGTGTGCCAAAGCCAGTTACGGCACCATTATAAGCACCGAACATCAATGTTACAGCAATTTCGCCTTTAAGCTCAAGGTATGTTGCTGTATCTGCGGTTTGAACAATTTTCAATCTTCCTGTTGCTGCATCTGCTGATGCTGTAAAGATTGCACTGAAACCTGCATCCAGATTTAAATCTGTTACAATTTCAGCAACTGTTGCTGCTGTATCGTCTACAGCTGCACCTGTCAAATCGATTGTCAACTCTGTAAAAGCTCCTGTTGCACCTAATCGATATGCCAACTTAGACGTCGCAATAAGAGCACTGATATCAACTGTTCCAACAAAGCCCAATTGATTATCTACTGCCGGATATGAACCATCAGGATTCAATCTTCGC